CCCTGCATGGAACACATGGAGACAAAGCGTGAGGACCAGAGCAGACACTTTCCGGGCAGAGGTGGAAACCGCCCCGAGTATGGTCGAGGTTGAGTTCGTAATGAACAACATGGCATGGCCCCACGATCCCAATTACATTGAACCCGTACAGTCAACAGAGGTGCAACCATGAGAATGATCGCTCCAATCATTGCAGTACTGTCCCTGACAGGCTGTGCTACTGCTGAATACGCAGCCTATGCTGATGCCCACAAAGCCCAAGCAGCGGCTCAGACAGCACGTTACCAAGCTCTGGCAGACATTGCCAAGATGGGTGACACAACTGCCAAAGTAGCTGCTGTGATGTCGTTGCAGATGGGTGGTCAACAGCAGAACACGCAGATCAATGCTCCAAAGTCTTGGGCTGACTATGCCTTGCAATGGACAGGTTTGCTGCTGCCTACATTCGGGCAGGTCTACACCATCAACAAGCAGACCACTCTGGGCATGCGCCAGTCTGACAACGCCACCGCAGTAGCCGTCAGCACCAACTCTGCTTTTGTGGGAATTGCAAGCCAGATTCAGGCTCCAGCAGCCAATGTCACTACAATTGGTGGCAACGGCGTGATTGGCGCGGGAAGCTATTCGATTGGAGCCAACAGTGGTCAAAATTCTGGCAACGCTGGCCGCTTGGCTGGTACTTCTATTGCTGACAATACGGCTACTCCAACTGTTGTGACAAGCACCAACACCACTACAACAACAACTACCCCGGCAGTACCATGAACCAAATTGACGCAACAGATGCAAAGTTGAGCACGCATGAGGCAGTGTGCGCGGAGCGTTACGCCAGCATTCAAAAGTCCTTTGAATCGGGTAGCAAGCGCATGAGCCGGATTGAGTACATCCTCTACGCGCTGATTGCTGTCACGCTGCTTGGCCCCGGCTTTGCAGCAGAGCTTTTGAAGAAGGTATTGTTGTGAAGGACTGGGCTGTTGCATTCACTGCAGCGGCCCTTCTTTGTGGATTTGTTGTTTGGTGTACAAGCATAATCGTGCCATTTGTATGGGGGCTGTAAAATGCTTGCAGAACTTGCGGCTGCGAACGCGGCCTTCGCTGTCATAAAGGGTGCGCTGGCCAACGGTAAAGACTTGTCCGACCTTGGCTCTAGGGTCTTTGACTATTTTGACAACAAGGCCAAGATTCAGGCAAAGGTCACAGAGAAGGGCAACCGCTCTGACATAGAAGAGTTCTTCGCGCTTGAAAAGCTGAACGCACAAGAAGTTGAACTGCGCGAGCGCATGATTTACGCTGGTAGACCGGGCATGTGGCAGGATTGGCAGAAGTTCCAAGCCGTCGCTGCCCGCAGGCGCAGAGAAGAAAAAGAGGCAGAGATCAAGGCCATCCGGGCTCGTAGAGCAAAGACAGAGCAATTGATCGAGTATCTTGCGATCGGTATTTCCACAGTTATTTTGACTGTCATGTTAATTTACGGCATTATTATTTACATGATGTATATACGGAAATGAGCGACGATAAGCTAAACGCCAACTCCGCCCTCGACAAAGTGCTTGGGTATGTGGACTCGCCGTTCAAGCTGTTTGCCATCCTCATCATGGGCGTGGTGGCGTTCTCAGGGTACTTCCTTTGGCAGAATCAGACTTTTATGATGGACGCCTACAAAGAGTCCAAGAAGCTGCCGGAGATCAACACCAACCGAGCTGATGACGCAAGCTCAATGCTGCTGAAGAAGACGGGGGCCACAGTGGTGGCGGTGTTCAGAGTAAACCCACTGTTCAACAGCAGAGTGTTGTATAAAGCCTACACTAAGGACGGACGCGACAAAACAATCGAAGACATTGACGTGGGGCTTTTCAGCCAGAACACAGCCAACAACAGCGATGTAGTCAAGCTGATGACCAACGAAATTCCTTGCGGAGACTACCGTTACGCGCAGTCTGAGGTGGGTTTGTGGTATCTTGAGAAGGGTGTAACGTACACTTGCCGGATCAGTGTCCCACCGGACTCACATCGTTTTGTTGGCCAGATCACAGTTGGTTGGACAGAGCCGCCAAAAGACCTTGAGCAGACAAAATTCATGCTGGAGATCGCCAGCGCCATGTTGACAAAAAGGGGTAATTGATGCTTTCACTGTTCTCAACTCTTGGGGGTCTGCTGATCTCTGGTCTTCCTAAACTGCTGGAATACTTCCAGAATAAAGCTGACCAAGCTCACGAACTAAAACTGGCTGGGTTGCAAAACGAGCGCGAGCTGGCCATGGCCGCACAGGGCTTCGCCGCCCAGTTGAAGATCGAAGAGGTCCGCACCGATCAAGTAGCGATGGAGACCGATGCCCGGATGACTGAGGCAGCTCTTGAGCATGACGCCAAGGTGCTGGAAAAAGCCTCTACATGGGTGTCTAACTACGTTGGTACTGTGCGCCCCACAGTCACTTACATCTTTGTGGCAGAGCTGGTTTGCATCAACGCTTTTATGGCTTGGTACCTGTACCAGCAACCGGGTTTGATTACCAGCATTGACGACATCATCCGCTATTCGGACCTGATCTTCAGCGCTGACGAGATGGCCATGTTGGGCGGCATCATTGGGTTTTGGTTCGGTTCTCGTCAGTGGAGCAAGAAGTGAAACTGAGCAAGGCAGGTGAAAACCTGATGCACAGATACGAGGGCTTTCGCTCTCGCCCCTACCTTTGCCCAGCGCACATCTGGACGATTGGCTACGGCCATGTCCTGTACCAAGAGCAGATCAGGCTCCCGATGGTTCGGCCACCCGGCAAGACCAAAGACGACATCCCGATGATTCGCAGCGAGTACCCACTGAAACCGGAGGACAACCGTGTCTGGACTAAAACGGAGATCGACGAACTATTCCGAGTTGATGTCGGAACTTTTGAACGGGGTGTTCTTCGTCTTGTTCCCAGTGTGGTTGGGCGTCAAGGCAGCTTTGACGCTCTGGTCTCTATAAGTTTCAACTTCGGACTGGGCAATCTGCAAAAGTCAACCATCCGCATGAAGGCAAACCGAAGCGACTGGGACGGTGCAGCCGAGGCTTTCAGGGCTTGGACCAAGGGCGGCGGCAAGGTTCTCCCCGGGCTGGTCAAACGCCGAGAAGCTGAAATCGCACTGTTTTTGTCCTGACTGGGTACAATCAAGGCTAGTGAGGAAATTACCATGGCCGTTATCCCGATCAAGTCTTTTGGTGGCATTTCGCCCAAGACGCCGCCGCGCTATTTGCCGGACTCTGGTGCTCAAACCGCGCTTAACGCTTCGGTGTTCAACGGTTCTTTGCAGCCGCTGTCAAACGTAGGTGCTGCTGTACACACGCTGACCAAGACAGGTGTTCCACTGACTATCTACCGGTTTGGCCAAGACTCAGTGTCTGACTCGCAGTACTGGTTTCACTGGACTTCTGACGTTGACGTGTGCCGCAGCCAAGTATCTGGTGATACCTCCGAGTGGACGTTTTACACGGGTGATGGTGCTCCCAAGGCCACGTACGCACAGATCGCGCTGGCAGGCGCTAATTACCCGTTCACGTCGCGTCTTCTAGGCCAAGCCGCTCCCACACAAGCGTTGACTGTCAGCCCTTCGACGTTTACGCCTACGACTTCTGCTGCCGAAGTAATCTTGACGGCCACAATGATCGGGCTGTTGACTACAACATATGGCGTTCAATTTAGCATCGTAGGCACTGCCGACGGCGACTACACAACTGTTACCCTGACCAACCCAATTACTGCCAGCTCTGTTGCCTCTGCGATGAACGCTGCTACAGGTATTGCGGCTGTGGTTCAAGATACTGGAGTCAAAGTTACCAGCGACGCAACTGGTGATACCGCTAAGCTCTATGTGCGGTTCCGCACAGGTACTACGCCAAACACAAGCGGCACGTTCACCTACTCTGGCCTTGACGTGCAAGGTACTGGCACTGCTACCACATCGCCTCTTATAATCATAAACGATTCTGAAATTGGCTCTATTATTTCTGGCGACGTCATTGCGTTAGGTGGTAGTGGCGTTTTATACGTTAATGAGTCTACAACAGGGACATTAACAGCCACTGGTTTAGCCACGTTTTTAACCGATCGCATGTCTGGACAACTTGTTGCTACTGCGTATGGTTCCTGCGTAGTTGTTACACCCGGCTCTGCGGCAAGTGGGGCTTCCGGTTCAATTGGATACAACAGATACAGGGGAGGTATAGAAGTAGCTGGCATATATTCTTTCGGTTCGGAATCACCAGCTCCGGGCAAAGTTTTCGTGACGCAAGCCAACGTCGACAGCGTAGAGAACCGATACTTGTCTGTACTTATTAACGGCGTTGAAAACTTTATCGCTGTGCCTAACGTGTACACGGTAAACAACTTGGCCGTCATCAGTGGCTATGGTGGCAGTGTTGAAATTTTTGGTTCGATAGCCCCTTTTGCAATTGTGTCTACAACGGCTATCGGAACTTCTGCATCCATCCGCCTGCGCGGCGGGGATTACCCAACCACCATACAGTACTCCTCAATCAACGCGTCAGGCGTCACGGACGTTGCAGCAATTCCTGAGACCCGCGTGTATACATTTACATGGGTCAACAAAGAAGCTGGCTTTGAGTTTGAGTCCGCGCCCGCTCCAGCATCAGATTCCGTAGATGTGCGCGTAGAGCAGACAGTGGCCATCTCGGGGCGTGGGTCGGTCCCTACTGGATACTTGGCAACACACTGGCGGATATATCGTGCTGTAGCTGGCATATACCTATTTGTGACTGAGCTGCCGCTCTCCCAAACTTCCTTTACCGACGCCGTGAAGGCCGAAAGCCTTGGCGAAGAACTGCCAAGTCTGACATGGCTTACACCACCTGACACGCTGCGTGGCTTAATCAACTTGCCTAACGGCATCATGGCTGGGTTCACTGGACGTGACGTCTACTTCTGCGACCCATACCACCCGCACGCATGGCCTGTTGGATACAACCAGACTATGGATTTTCCAGTGGTGGGCCTTGGCCGCATGGACACTACGCTTGCGGTTTTGACAACCGGAACACCGTACTTCATCCAAGGCAGTCACCCAGACTCCATGGTGGTCGTTAAGTCCGATCTGGAGCAGTCCTGTGCATCCAAGCGCAGCATTGTCAGTCACGGTGGCGCGGTTATCTACGCAAGTCCTGACGGCCTTGTCATGCTTAGCTCTGGCGGTTCAAGGGTGCTTACGGATAAGTTTTTTACCCGGGCTCAATGGCAGTCGACATTCCGCCCTTCGTCAATTAACGCATATCACCACGACATGAAGTACGTGGCGTTCTATGACAACGGTACAACCACTGGCGGCTTTATCTTTGACATGACGTCTGGGCAGTTTATTCTCCACACGATCTACGCTACCGCTGGTTACAACGATTTGCTGGCTGACAAACTGTACACGACATCCTCGAACCGCCAAGTAAAAATATGGCTTGATGGCGCGGCCATGTCGTATACATGGAAGTCCAAGAAGTTCACCATGCCGCAAGTCATGGGATTTAGTTGCGCTCAAGTTGAAGCCGAAGCCTACCCAGTGACAGCCAAGGTTTACGTCGATGGCACGCTGGTGCGCACTCAAACTGTTGCAAGCCGTGTGCCGTTCCGCTTACCAGCGTCTCCGGGCCGTGACTGGGAGTTCCAGATCGAGGGCAATACCGAGGTGTTTGCTGTGCTCGTAGCTCAGTCGATGGGGGAGCTGGCCAATGGCTAAACTACCAAGCGTAGTATCGTCGCTACCCCAAGACCTAAAGGCGTTTGTCAACCAAGTACGTGAGGCGATTGACGGACGCAACGGAGACAGGCTGTTAACAGTCAATGATCTTGTCAGCAGCGGCATTGCCAGCACTGGACCCGGCAACACCATAACACCGCCTCCCGGCTTGGTAAGCCCTCCAAGTACGCCTAGAAACGTGCAGGCTTCTGGCGCAATCCAGAACATCATCGTTACGTGGGATGACCCCCTGTACAACGGCCACTCGCACGCGGAAATATGGGGTTCTTCTACCGACGATTTGGGCGCTGCTGTAAAAGTTGGTATGACCCCCGGAGCCATATTTGTCGACTCTGTTGGCCCTAGCGTAACCAGATATTACTGGGTTCGATTCATCAACATACTGGGAGCTGTAGGAGCGTTTAACGCAGTCGCTGGTGTGCAGGGCGTGACCGGCCCTGCTGTAACGTATTTGCTCGATACGCTGACTAACGCTGCCCTTGATCCTAGTTCTCCGTACACCAAGTTCGCTGTACGCGCAGACTTGTTTTATGTGGTGCCAGATGTAGACTTTAACCAAGAGGCTACTCCAACAGCAACTGCAACAGGTAATCTTTGGTATCAGCCATCTTCTGAGCTTACCCGTACATGGAATGGCAGCGCGTGGGTTTCTTTTTCAGTACAACTACCGTTCGTTGTCAACTCCTCACCCCAGACAATCAACGGCGTATCTGTCCCGGCTGGCGTCTACATGGATGCTGCGTTTATCAAGAACGGCACGATTACCACTGCAAAGATTGGCAACGCGCAAATCGACGACGCCAAGATCGCCAACCTCAGCGCAGGCAAAATCACTGCTGGCTTTATCAGCGCAGATCGGATTCAGGCGGGTTCTATCGACGCCAAGATTGCAACGCTGGACGCCGCAGTCATCGGAACCGGTGTCATCAACGACGCCCGCATCGGCTCGCTCTCGGTCGACAAATTACTGGCTGGAACTACCACCTCTCAAGGCGGAGTTACGTTTGGCTTTGGCCTCGGCACTTCTGTATACGGCATTGCTACTGCTGGTTTTTTTAAGAGTGTTAACGGAGGAACTGCTGGTTTGGCAGGGATTGCAACCAACAGCGTAGGTGTCGCTGGAAACACAGCCTCTACATCCTCATATGGAGCTTTGTTTTCCAACACATACGGTTACGACAGCATAAGCTCGACTTATGTTGTTACAGGATTATCGGTCGCTGGGCCAAACTTTGGCATATTTACGCAACGTAAAAGTCAACAAGGAGCATCTACCTCTGAAGGAGCTCCAAGTACATACACTGCGGCTTACTCCTATCTGGCTTATCTTGATGGCAGTGACCATTACGGCGGTAAATTGTTTACCACCAATACTAGCGGCGTTGACGTTCGAGGGATTATTGCAGGCGGGCCAACGTATGGGTTGACTGTATCTGGCGGCACTGCTCCATTTACGGGTTGCCACGATGGTCTGATGCTAAAAACAATCACCGCTATTGCTGGTGACATTGTTGTTGATACCGGTGTAGTCGTGGCCACAGACGGCGTAACCGACACCATCACAGAAGTCACGCCGAGTGCAAGTCCAAACCAGAAAAACGCTATTGGTGTATTTGCAGCAATAAGTCCGCAAATTCCTAAACTACTTCAAATTTCTGTCATTGTGCCTAAATGGGAACACGAAGAGTGGGTTGATACCGTCGAGTACAAACTCAATCCTATCTACCAGCCAATCGTAGACACGCACGACTACGTGGCCATCAACTCTGTCGGCGAAGGTCAGATCAACGTCTGTGGAGAAGGCGGTGACTTTGCAGTTGGCGACTTGATCGTGACAAGCTCCACTCCGGGCAAGGGTATGAAGCAAATCGACGACATTGTCCGAAGCTCGACAGTTGCCAAGATACGGGAAAACGTGACCTTTGCCAGCCCGACGGAAGTCAAACTGGTTTCCTGCATCTACATGTGCGGGTAGAATGATCCAATGGCAGAACTTGTCTACGACCAGAAAGAACGCATCGGCGCATGGGTTGCCGCGCAGGTCGATCAGGGAACTGACTGGGGCAGCTTCTACGCTATTGGTGTGGTGAGTGGTGACGAAATCTTGGCTGGCGTGGTCATCAACAACTACAACGGGGCCAACGCAACGTGCCACATTGCCATCGCCAAGCATACAAAACAGATTGTTCCGCTGTTCCAAGCGGTGTGTGACTACGCCTTTCGCTACTGTGGCCTCAAAAGATTAACTGGCATGGTCCCGTCAAATGAGCCTAAAATACTGGCATTTGACAAACACCTCGGTTTCGAGGAAGAGTTCGTCATGAAAGACGGTGCCCCCGGTGCCGACATGCACGTTTTGGTAATGCGGCCTGACACCTGTCGTTGGCTGCGCAAGGAGTAAATTATGGGCGGTAAACGGCAACCAACACCAGATTACGAGCCGATGAAAAAACTTGGCGAAAGGCAGCTTGCATTTGCTGAGCGTCAGTACGCTGAGATGAAGCCTTTGGCTGAACGAGTCTATGGCCAGCAGATGGCTGCACAAGAGCAGCAGATGCGACAGGCACAGGACTACTACGACTACCAAAAAAATACGTTCCGCCCGGTGGAGCAAGGTCTTGTCCGAGACGCTGAGCGGTTTAGCACTGAGGGGTATCGTGAGCAGCTTGCTGGCCAAGCCGCCGCCGCTGCGGGTCGCGCCTTTGGAGTTCAGCAGGAGATGGGCCAGCGGGCCATGGCTTCTCGTGGGGTAAACCCTAACTCCGGTGCTGCAATGGCGCTGCAGGCTCAGGGCAATCTGGGTCTTGCCGCACAACGTGCCAACGCTATGACAGGCGCACGCACTCAGGCTGAACAGCTCGGCTTTGCTCGTCGTATGGACGTCACAGGTCTGGGCCGCAACCTTGCAGGCGCTTCGACTGCTGCTTACGGTGGCGCTACTAGCGCAGGTTCTGCAGGCATGAACACAGCCATGGCCCCGGGTGGTCAGTACATGCAGGGTATGGGTCAGACAGGTCAGACGTATGGCAATATCCTTAACAACCAGACAAGTCAGTTCAACACAGGTTTGAACGCTGAAGGCGAAGTCATGGGCGCTTTGGTTGGTGCTGGTACAACCGCTGCGTTTAGGTCGGACCGCCGCCTTAAGGAAAATATTGAGTTGGTTGGCCGCGATGAGCGCACCATGTTGCCGCTGTATGAGTTCGAGTACATCAACGGTTCTGGCAGACGCTTCATGGGTGTCATGGCGCAGGACGTTGTAGAGTCGCACCCAGACATGGTCTTCACAATGCCTGACGGGTTCATGGCAGTCAACTACGCCGGTCTCGGCATCGAAATGGTGGAGGTTTAATCATGGGATTCGCAGCAGGATTTCAGGCTGGTTCACAGGCAGTCGAGCGTGCCCTTAAACGCCGTGAAGAAGAACAGCTAAAAAAGGGTTTAGCACAGGAGGCCGCTCGGTACGACGTCACCGAGGGTGCGTATGGCCCCGGCTTGCAAGAGAACATCCAGCAACTCCAAGGTCTGCGTGAGCAAGACCCAGCACAGGCTGCTGCGTACGACCAAGCAATTGCGGAACTTACCCGCCGCCAAAGTCTGACTGCCCCTGACTATTCTGTGGCTAGCGGCCCTACAGACTTTGCAACTCGCCAAGAAGCTCGTCAAGCGGCTGCGCCACTGCGTGCTGAAGGCCTTGCAGGTGTGTATCGCCAGTATGGTGACGTGGCCCAAGCCGATGCACTGGAAGCCCGTGCGTTTGACCAGCAGCGAGCCATTGCGCGTGAAGCCCGTGATGTTGCACAAGAAGGCCGTAATGTTGCACAAGAAGGCCGTAATGTACGAGGATTTGAGACTCAGCAGGCTGCTGCGCAGCAGCAAGGGCTATTGTCTGCTGCTCAACTTACGGAGATTCAACGCAAGCAGAACTTGCAGGCGGCTCTTGACGCTAGGTTGGCTGATATTAATAAGCAGGAGTTTGAAAGTCCTGAATTGCGTTCTCAAGCCGTTTTAGGTTTGGTCGAAGAGCTCCAAGGGCCGCAGGCCGCTGCTCAACTGCGTGCAAGCTACAGCCAAAACGAGCTCAACGACATCTCGATAAAGGCCAAGAAGTTCGACGAGGGCTTTCGTCAGTCTCGTGCCAAGGGTGTGATTCCTGCGCTGGAGTGGTTTGACGAGCAGAATACTTCGTTCAAGCTGGAGCGTGATCCCAAGAACCCGTTCCGCGTCATTCAGGTTAATACCGACAATACTCGTTCAGTATTTGCAGATGCCAAGAACGAACGTGAGTTGGGCATGATTATTGACGCCAAGGCCAAGCCCGGTGGGTTTCTTGAGCTGGCCAAGTACGACTTGGATGTGAAGAAAGCTGACGCTCTCGTTGCTTCTGAAAAGGCTAAAGCTAGCTACTACGCTAACGCGGGTGGAGAAAAAGGGCTCACCAAAAAAGTAGCTGACGTAGAAGCCAGTCTTGGTCGTAAGCTGACTGAGCCTGAAAAGCTGACATTGTTTGGTCTTAGCGCTAAACCGTCTGATCGCCCCGCCTTGTCGGAAGCTGACGCTACTGCACGGGCTAAAGCAATAGTTGAGTCAAAAGAAATTGACCCAGATACTAAAAAACCTTATAAATTTAACGCAGCGCTTGACGTTGTGCGTGGTACACCTCCGGCACCGGGTACTCCAGCAGCAGCAAGAGCTCAGATAAACGCGCTTTTGGGCAGCGGGGCTGATCCCTTTGCCCCTCCTCCTACCGCTGCACGGTCAGCTACCGGGGTGCAGTCACAGACTGCACCAGCACGAAACGCTCCGGTAGAGCCAAACCCATACGTAGACGCACGCGGTCGCCCACTGGCTGTTACTCCTGCTGGTGCGCCGTCAATGGCCTCTACGGCTATCCCTGCAGCCGCTTCCGCCGTAGAAAGCGCTGTAGGCTCACAAGCTGCCGCAACTCGCTATTTGCAGGCTAAAATTGCACGGAACGAGCCGTTGACAGCAACTGACCGCGCCAGAGCAGTACAGTTGGGGTTAGTCCGGCAGTAAACCACGCAAAGGTAGCGCATGTACAACTTCGACGAAATCCGCAAACGGTTTCCCAGCGCACAGGGACTTAGTGAAAACCAGATCGTCGAAAGGCTGGCGCAAAACTCTGGCGTTCCGTACGAGCAAGTGGCTGCCCAGTTCGGCATCACCAAGGATACCTCCAGTGGGTTCTTTGGTGGTGCGCAGGATGTGGTCATCGAAGCTGCTAATGCCGCCGCTGGCCTTGTGGGTAGTGCCAGTGAGTTTGTTTCTCCCGGCAATCGCTTCAACCGTGCTATTCAAGAGAACATCATTGAGCCCGGTGTAGCGCGTCAGACAGTGCCTACGCAGCTTGCGAAGCGCAACCTTGCCCGTGGTTTGGAGTCTAGTGAGTTTGGTCCACAGGCACGCGCAGTCTACGACTATGTGACCGAGAATCCCTTGCTTACGCTAGGCCAAGCTGCTGGCTCATTTGGCCCTATTGGCATACCTATCCGTGGAACACAGGCTGCTGCCACAGCCTTGGGTCTAGGCGCTGCTGGCGCACGACGCGCTGGCCTCACCACTGGCTCTGTAATTTCCGGCGCAGCCGCTGGTGGCGACGCTGCTGGCTCAGCCTATGAACTTGTGATGAAGACACCCCGTGAAGTGCTACTGGCGCATCCGCAGGCGCAGGCGCTCATAGAATCTGGCGTCACAGACGAAGCCGCTATCTACGAAGAATTGGCCACACGTGCAGCGCGTCGCGCCAGCATTGTCCCTGCAGCCATCGGAGCCGTATCTGGCGTAGTTGGTGCTGAGAGCGCCCTTGTCTCTCCTGTTCGCGGCATGCGCGGAGTCGGTCGCAAAGTGGGCGGTGAATTTTTTACAGAAGGCTTGGAAGAAGGCACAACCACTTATTCTGGCCGCTCTGCTGCGCAAGAGTACAACCCTGCAATTGACCCCATGGCTGGGGTCGCTGGCTCTGCGCTGCTCGGCGGTGTCATGGGTGCTGGCGTCACAGCTCCTATTGCTTTGGCTCGCATGGAGCGTACGCCACAAGCAGAGACCGATCTTACCAAGCCGGATACAACCCCGGTGCAAGAAACGCCCGCTGTAGAAGCGCCAGCAGAAGAAGCTCCGGCCTCTCCAATTTTTACCGCCGCACGCACCTTTGCCGACTTCGACCCCTACGCAGAGATTGAAGCACGTGCAGCTGCGGGTCGCCCAATGTCAGAAGCAGAAGCTACGCAGTTTCTGTCGTCTACGCTTGCGGCACAACGCGCTGGCCAGCAGTTCATGGACCTCATGCAACAACAGCAAGAGTCCGCTGGGCGCGTCGGGCAAGTTGGTGAGCAATATCAGCGTATGGTTGGTCGTCGTGGCGATCAAATCCTACGTGCACAAGAAGTTGGTGAGTTGGCCCGTCCTATTGTGTCCGGCTTGGAACAAGACCTGACTGCCCAAGAAGCGCCGTTTATCGCTGCGCAGCAGGCGGGCGCTGGCACACAACAACTCCCCGGCATGGTCGCTGGTGCTGGCACAGTTGCGGATTACCGCCGCATCATGGACCCCAACGTCATGCAGCCTGTTGAGACTCAAGAGTTTCAGCCTGTAGAACGCACTGCGCTGTTGCCACAGCAGCCTGCGCCGTTTAGCAATATTCGCATGGATCGTCCCGGTCCAGCCCCCGCACCAGCCCCAAGTAGTTTGCTCTCGGATCGTCCTGCTGAACCCGTTACTCCTGTCGGCGCATCAAGCGCAGTTGCCGCCGCTTCGCCCGCTGCACAACCTGCAGCGGGTGTTTCTTCCACCGTAACTACCGGAGCACCCAGTGGCACTCAAGCCTCTAAAGCCGTCAAAGCAGAAACGCAAGGACAAAAAGCACCCGTCGCCGTCAGAATTGCCAGCACTCAAACAGCTGAGCAACAGACTAAAGACAACGCTAGCCTAACTTCAGCGCTGCAAGTTGCGAACCGAACCAAGGCGACCGGTAATCCTTTGCAGGCCAGCGTCGAGGGCGCAGGCAAAGTGTCAGTGGCGGGTAAGACTTCGCTCAACATTAAATCTTTGCGTGACATCCGTGACGCCCTGCTGAACCCTTCCGCAACTGTGGAAGGCATTGGAGCCAAAGAGCAGCGCATTGCTGACGCAGTTCGCGCATTCGCCAAGGCTTACCACAAGTTCGGCAACGCTGGCGGCAACATGCTGCGCGGCCTACAACTCGAAGCACCCGTAAAGGGCGAAGACGGCAAGGCACTCAGAGACGAAGACGGCAATGTAGTTTATAAGCCCACCAATCTAGCTGGCCAAACTCCGGCGCAACAGCGTGGGCAGATTAAAGCCAAGACTGGCCCTCGTGTTGAAAAAACGACGGAGCTCTTGAACGAAACACGCGCCGCGCTGAGCGAATTGGGCGCTGCTGTGGGCGGCAACGGCAAGGATGTCGAAGCTATCGTCAAGATGGTCAAAGACATGGTGCAGCAGAAGTTGCACATGCAAGTCAACGACACTGGCATGAACAAAGACTTTGGCCAAAAGGGCGAAGACGCGACCGATCGGGCCTATAGAAAACTCGACACCATGCTGTCGCAAGGTTGGAACGCAGCCAAAGCCAACATGTTCCAAGGTACATCTGATGTTATGTTCGTGCGCCAGACAGCGATCCGTAACTCGGCAGAAGCAACAGCTGCTGGTGAAGGGGCTACCCCTTTGGAGAAGGCAGCTAGGGGTTACGCCGCTACGTTTGGTGGGGAATCGTCCGATGGTCTTTTGGGTGTGATGAACTACATCCAGACGCATGGCACGCCATTTGAGCGAACGATTGCCAAGGCTGTGTTTGAGTCTATGGCGTATCAAGAGCAGCCTAAGCTGGTGTTCATCACTGAGGGCAAGCCACGGTTCGACCCCAAGACAAACACTGTGTACATCCAGCGCGACGCTTCTGCCGCTGTAACCCTGCACGAAGCCCTGCACTCCGCCTTGCAGTGGTATGTGTATAAGAACCCCGATGCGCCAGAGGTGCGTGCGCTCAAAGCCGCATTGAAGAAGGTCGTCAGCTTTAAAGGCCCACTGAACCCAGACGCCAAGCGCGTGCAGGATTTGCTCAAGGAACTGGTGAAGGGTAAGAAAGAGATCGACGCCGTCCTCGAACTGGTGTCCTACGGGAATACCCTTAACGACTTCCGTCGCGCACTGGAAGCTATGGAGAGCACCGAGACACCGAAGTCGTTCTTCGACGCGGCCAGCAACGTGTGGCAGTCTATCCTGACAGCTGTGCAGAAGATGCTCGGTGTCAAGCCTACGGTAGCCTCCGACGTCATCGCCAACACGTTCAAGTTGCTTGAAGCCGCTGGGCAGCGAGGGCTCAAAAAAGGCAAGCCTGTTGGCAACGCGCTGGAAGCCGCTGTGACGGCTGATGCAGAAAGTCGCTTCAACCCGGAAGAGATTAACAAACTGCGCGAGCAGCAGTACAAAGACCGCAAAAAGCTCATTGATATGAATATCGACGACTTTTTGGCGCTAGCAAAATTTGGTCGGACTGAACCCAAACTTGAAGCTACTCGCAACATACTTAGCCGTGGCGGGCAGTTCAGTAGCTTACCCTATTTGTCTGTTGACGAAGACGGTAAAGTAAGCGGCCACGAGGGTCGCCACCGCGCCCGGGCTCTGAAGGAAGCAGGCTATAAAACTATGCCTGTCGTACTGCACTCTGAAAATATTCGCTGGAGCGAACAGGCGGACCCTGAAAAATTTGACTATGTGGAGAAGTGGCCGAACAGGCTGGTCGCTCAATCGGGCGCTGCTTTTGAGTCGTTCTCAATTCCATTCCCTGTGAGCCGGGAGCAAGCGGGCGCTAAATACGGCGAAGCTGCACAATCCGGCAATGTACTTGAAGCCGCTATCCAGTCTGGCGACACTCCCGTTGTTCCCGGCACTGCGTTGCCAAGCAAAGAAGCTGACGCGATCAACCAGCAGTTCCAGAACCCACTGTCGGCTGAGCAGTACAAGAAACTCAGCACCACACTGCTGCCTAAGCAAATCTCGTTAAAGTTCATCTTCGACATGTTCGGCTGGGCCAAAGTACCCGGCATGGCTGAAGGCGCTTCGCAGAAAGTTTCTGAGTACATCCAGAAAAACCACACTGGTGCAGCCAAGGTTGCATCGTGGATCAACTCGCAATTCGGTCAGCAGTCTGGCGTGCGCGATGCGCTGGTCCGTGCCAAAGACGACAAGCGTGGCGGCTCAATGATCTACAACCAGATCGCACAGTACTTCACCAGTCTGCCACCGCAAGAGTCTGTCGCTGTGCTGGAGTACATGGATGCCAAACTGGCAAACCTGCGCAAGCAAGGTCCAGTGCCTGTGTTCCCCAACAACGACGCGCAGATGAAAGACCTCGCAGATGCGACCATCACCAAGTGGTGGGAATACGCACGTGCCCTGCGCGATCCAAAGCAGCGCGATGCTTACGCTGGCACAGAACAGCCCGGTGGCCGCTGGACAGGCGGCGTCAAGTTCTCTCAAGGTCTTGCGTTTGCTGAAAGCGTGGATCAGCTTGCCAGCGCCTCGTTTGGTGTGCGCAACATCAGCCAACTCATTTCTTCGCGCACTAAAAACGAAGTCAACGAAGATGCCATCACGTTCCGTACCGACGCCAATGGCGATACGATTCTGGATGACAAGTTTGTCGGCATGTATCTGCTTACGCCTGCGCTGGAGAAGCGACTGAACAACACAAGGACAACCGCTGAAGCCTCGCAAATTTTGGCGGAACTGATGCCTGATGAGTTTATCTCGTCCGCGCTAGTGACAACAGACGGCAAGCCTGTGGTGAATGATGAGGGTGTACGACTCATCCCTGACCGCAACTACCTGTGGGACGTGCAAGAGAAGGACAAGGGCGGCTTCAAGTTTACTGCTCGTCTCGATGCCAAGCAGGCTTTGCTGGTTAAGAAAGGTCGTGACCTCGGCCATGCCTTGCAAAACACGATGGCTATTCTGGCCAACAGTTACTCGGCCAACCGTCTCACCGAAGCCCTTGTTGCGTACGAAGCAAAGACTCCCAACGCTGTTTCTTTCGACACGCTCGACGATCTGAACGCCATGCTCAACGGTGAGTACAAGGGTGACAAGTTTGTGCCTAACACTGAAGCTGCGTCGTGGACAACCCGCGTCAAGCAAAACCAAGTCGTGAAGTTGTCTGATAGCGAAGCCAAGTCCGAGCGTGTCAAGGGTCTGTTCCGCAACCGCAACCAGTGGGTGCAACTTCCCCCCACTCCAACCTACGGCGCACTGGCTGGCAAGATCGTCAACGGGTCTGTGTGGAGCGCCATCGAAGACATGAGCGACCGCAGGCCGCTGGTTAACTCTTCCATGTACAACGGCACCATGCGTTGGTTCAAGAAGGCCAAGACGATCTACAACCCTGCAACATGGGGCACCAACGTCGCGTCCAACTTTACGATGGCCATGCTGGATGACATTCCACTGCCCACGATTGGTTACGCCACCAAGCTGTATGTTGGCTACATGTTGCCACCTGCCATGGCCTCGAAGCTCGGTATCTCGTTGACACGCGAACAGCAACAGTTGATGCTGGAGATCATGAAGACAAACGCCTTGCTTGGCGACTTCTCGTCTACTGAACTGAAGCAGTCGATTTACGACTCTATGCGCAGCACCATTGGCGACACAGAGCAGGGCGTTGCAGAGCGAATCATGCAGTTCGCCAAGATAGAGAAAGACCGTATCGAGACCATCAAGAAGTACGCTGGCAAAGGCGCTGACGCTGCAGAGCGTGCAGACCAACTTCTCGGCGACTGGTACTCGATGCAGGACAACATATTCCGTGTTGCCTCAATGCTCAACAACCTTGGCCAACAGTCGCAGGCTGGCAAACCTATCGACGCGGAAGCCTACCGTCGCGCTGGTGACCATGCACGCTTTGCTTTCTTGGACTACGACATTGACTCCAAAGCCATCCGCATCATGCGTCAAACTGCGTTCCCGTTCATCTCGTGGCCATACGCTGCAGCAAAGATGATCGGCAATATCGCTGTGCACAAGCCATGGAAGCTGGTCAACCTGTATGCTGGCCTTTGGATTCTTGACGGCATTACGCAAGCAATGACTGGTGACGACGACGATGAGTTGCGCGAGTCTGGCCCAGAGTGGGCTCGCAGTCGGATGTTGTTTGGCCTTGGGCCACACACGCACATCCGTGTGCCGTTCATGGGTGACTCTGAAAATCCTGTGTACTACGACATCGGCAAGTACATCACGCCAAGCAGCTTCGGTGATCGCATCCCCAACGCATTCTTGGGTCTGAGCTGGTGGCCGTCGTTTGTAACACCCGGTGGCCCGTTCATCTCATCTGCCATTTCCTTGATTGGCGGCGTTGACCCATACACCGGCAAATCTTTGTCCCCTCCAACAGCCGACGACTGGGAAAAACTTAGCGACCGATTGGCCTATGGGCAGAGTCTGTTTGCACCCAACTTGCCGTTCTTGAATGCACGCGAGCTCGCAAAGGCTCAAGACGCGTTCACAGCCATAGAGGGTCGCAGTGAGAACTACAGCAGCTTGTACATGGCTCGCACAGCTGGTATGCGGTTCTATGACTTCAACGTGCAGGGGTCACTCGATCAGCAGGACCGAGCAGCTGCTGCCATCGAGCGCGAGTACAAAACCGAGATTGGCAAACTTAAGCGTAAGATGGAGCGGCTGGAAACTCCTGACTGGGATGAATTCTTTGCACGCGAAGAAGAGCTTGTCAAACGTATGGAAGAACGCATCGCCAAAGTACGCGGCGGTAAAACCGAGGAGCAAGAGTAATGGCAAAGTCACCTGCATGGCAACGCAAGGAGGGCAAGTCCGAAAAGGGCGGGCTCAACGCCAAGGGGCGTGCGTCCTACAACAAGGCGAATCCCGGCAAGCCCGGGCTTAAGGCTCCTCAACCCGAGGGTGGCCCACGACGCGACTCGTTCTGCGCCCGCATGGAGGGTATGAAAGAAAAGCTAACCAGCGCCAAGACAGCCAAAGACCCCAACAGCCGCATCAACAAATCGTTGCGTGCATGGAAGTGCTGACATGGCAACTAAGTCTAAGTCCACGGTTAACGCCGCTGGCAACTACACCAAGCCCGAGCTGCGTAAGCGGATCGTGTCGCAAGTGAAAGCTGCTGCAACCCAAGGCACTGGTGCAGGACAGTGGAGCGCTCGCAAGGCGCAGCTTGTGGCCAAGAAGTACAAGGCTGCTGGCGGAGGCTACTCGTCATGAAAGCCCCCCAAAAATCCCTCAAAGACTGGACCAGTCAAAATTGGAGAACCAAAAGTGGTAAAAAATCTTCTGACACGGGCGAAAGGTATCTACCTGAGTCTGCAATTAAAAGTCTTAGCCCTGCTGAGTATGCTGCAACAACGCGTGCGAAACGCGCTGGCAAAGCTGCGGGGAAACAGTTTGTAGCGCAACCCAAAAAGATCGCTGCGAAAACCGCGAAGTACCGTTAATCCCAACTGGAGAATCCCATGATGAAAGCAAAGAAGCCGAACCCGTTCGGCAAAGGCGAGTCCAAGATGATGGAAGCCAAAGAGAAGAAGATGGCTGGTGGCAAAAAAGCCTACGCCGCCATGGAAAAGAAGTACGAGGGTAAGAAGTCCACCTCGAAGATGAAATAAGGAGAACCACCATGATGTACGGAAAAATGATGATGGCTAAGGCCCCCGCAAAAGCAGGCAAAAAAGCTGCCCCCTTCAAGCCCTGTGCCAAGTGTCCCAACCCCGCCAAATGCGCCAAGATGGGCGCTTGCATGGCCAAAGCCAAGGGTAAGTAATGCCTGCGCTTGAGAACCGGCTTACTCGGCAGCTTGCTGCAAAGGGTAACAAAAACGCGAGGGGAATGGCAATAGCCATTCTGACCAAGCGCGGTGATCTTGCAGACGGAAAGCTGACTGCCAAGGGCGAGGAGCGTCAAGCTCTTGGTAATGCTGGCAGAGCCAAAGATCGCGCTGCCAAGGTAAGTGGACGTTCGACGAGCGAGTACAAGTACAACGCAAAGACGAACGCTGCGACCCTCAAGAAGTAATTACTTCATCCCCGCGCTACGTGTGCGGGCAAAGGAGCGGTTGACGGACTTAGGTACTGCACGCAGGTTGCCTTTTCCGTTGCCGCCGCCTTTTGCCATAGGCGTCTTGTGATCGACGTCCTTGCCATCGCCTTTACTCACAACACCCTTCTTCTCCATCTCAGAGCGGGCAGCATTGCGCTTCGTGCGGTTGGCGATCTGCTCGGGTTTACCCTGATAATTTTGGTACTCTTTTTTGTAATCGCGTGGCATGATTGATCCTTAGTTAGTTACGCGGCTTGTGCGCCGCCCAGCACTGCAAGGGCGATCTTACTCTGCGCACGGGCCATTGTGCCCGTCAGGCTGTCGACAAATCGCGGGTGATTCAGGTTGACAACGAGGCACTGCATCTGTCCCGGTGCATGCTTGGGGCAACCCTTGAACATGGTCACACGCTCACGGCGACGAATCAGGGCGCTCTCATCCTCCAGTGCCCGCTCTACGCGGTCAAGCCCGTCACGCTTGTTCTTGAGCCACTGACGTAAGCGATCCGCGTTGATGTATACCAAGCTCCCCGGCATCACTGGCGTCTTGTCGTCGTACACAATCTTGACCCGGGCCACCGCACGCTCTGGTGCTGGCATAGTGACCTGCTCCACGCCCGAGCCATACTTCTCTTTGCACTCCACCAGCTGGTCGTTGTGCTCGGCAAGGAACTGGCCAATGGTGTCAAACACATCGACCTTGTTGTCGATCGCAGACTGACGTGTCTTCTTGACGTGCTCAATCAGGTACTCAACGGTAGCCTTGACGTCGAACGGGAATAAGCCCAGCTTGGCACCGATGGTGCCCATGCCCCATGCAGAGATGATGGCTGTGCGGTAGAAGCGCTCCTGCGGCTCAAAGGCAAAGCCAAAGGTCTTGTCGAACGAACGCTCAGCCCACTCCCATGCTTTCTTCTGCCCACCGTTGTCCAGCACAAACTGCACCAGCTCAGGGAATGCCCATCCGTTGTTCTCCGCCATCAGGTTAAAGAAGTCATGGCCATCGCTCTTGCCATCTTCACGAGTTGCCACAAACGTACGGTCGTGTTGTGGAAGCTCCAAGCATCGTGCTTTGAGCGGCTCGTTGCCAGCCTGCGCGGCCTCAAACTTCTGGTGCAGCGAGATGTTAGATGACCCGAATGTCGCGCCGTCCCATGTTGCAGGGTCACGCAGCTCGCGGTCTTTGGTCATGGACATTTTCTCGCGCCCCATGCTCAACTGGTACGCCATGTCAGCCATGTCTTTGTCGTCAGCTGCAGTCAACTCGTCAATGCAGCACGGCAAGTTGTTGAACACACCACGCTGCTTGTACAGCGCGTTCGTGGTGTCCTTCTGATTTAGGAACAGCGGCTTGGGGATACCAATCAAGCTGTTGACTGCGATGAGCGACAAGGTCTTGCCTGTAGTCGTCTCTGGTGAGTAAATTGATACCAAGATGGAAGCGTTCCCAGCCACAGGCCCGAGGATGCCAGTCAACGCCAGCAAGACAGCTGAGCGTATCGTATCGGTACCCGGGCGGTTCAGCATCTCCATGCCTTCAATCCAGCCCTCTCTTGTACCGTGCGGCGCGATGAGATCAGCAAAGTGCGCTGCTGGGCCACGCAGTCGTGTGTCTGTCGCGCCGTGAGGTGCACCCAGAAGCTGAGAGCCACACATGAACGAGCCGTCTTTTTGCCAGCCAAAGCTGACGAAGTCTTGACCTGTAGGTGCTTGCTTCTGCACCATTGATAAGTAATCCATTAAGTAGCCTCTCAGTTTTTCTTGTTGGGGAATGCTCTTCACAAAGACCTGACGATTCAGCAAGAAGCCGCTGAAGTCTTTGCCCACAGACGCCAGCACTGCAATGTCGTGCTCTGTCTCTTTCCAGCCTGTCATGGGGTACTTGACCATCAGCTTAAACGCAGCCTTGCCGCTCTCGTTGTCGTTGTACACCCCAGTGATGTGCATCTCGTACTGGCTAATGTGCTCTAGCTCGACAACCTCTTGCGCTACGTCGTTACCATTGGCGTCCTTTGTAACGACTTCGATCTTTACCTCACGGTAAATCTGGTTGTTCTGTACCACGTAACTTGGTGGCAACGTCAACACAACTTCTTCGCCAGCCTCGTTCTCAACAGCCACTTCAGTGACGACTGACAACTGCGCGGGGCTTGTGATCTTGCCACGGCTCGGGCATCCTTCGCAGCCCTTGGCGCACAGCTGCTCGAACTTGGCGCAGGTCGTTGGGCCTGTACCCTTCCAGCCGTTGATCTTGTCGAGGTTGGTGTTGAGGTCAAAGTCCTTGTGCAGCCCAGCCAGCTTAATGACTGCGTCTGGCACATCCGTACAGTGCTTGGCCAACCCCAGTGATGCACGCCACAACGGCTCTTCTACGGGTCGACCAGCGGCATCAAGCACGCCACCAGAAGCGACAATAGCGCCCACTTGAGTACAACGGCTAGCCACGGCGTCAAGTACCACATCATTGGAGTTGAGGACGGCATCAAGGATTGAGGACTTGGACTTGCCTGCGCGTGGCGTGAGGGTGTTGGATGATAGTTTGGCACTCTTGCCGAACCACGGCTTGAGCGTTGTGAAGAGCGCAGCAGCATCGTAGTCTGGGCAGTCCGCAACACACCGGACGTCCTTCCATGGTTGCTGTTTCTTGTGGTGCGTGCCAACGGGGCGGAGCACCATGGATGGGTCATGTATTTTTGAGGTGTCGATTTCAACGCCGTTCTCCTCTAGCGCGATGCGCAGTGCAGTAGATGCCTTGACCCAGTGGTCTTTGCGCACACTGGCAGTAAGTGGCCAGTAGCAGTGAATGCCGTTACCGGATGAGATGACCATTGGCATCGGCATGCCGATTGTCTTGAGTGCTGCGACCATTGCGGCCCAGCCTTCCTTCTGTGTCTGATACGGTTTGTCTGCACCGATGTCGAGGTCAAGAGCCAGTGCCTTAAACCATGTCGCGTGCTCTTGCTTGCGCTGCCATTTCTGTTTGTTGTTGTCGTCTATGTAACTGTGTCCAGCAAATGATCCAACGCCAAAGTAGACGGTGGTGTTGGGCTCTGAGTCCCAGTCAATGATTGATGCAACCGCGTCGTCAATGTCGGCAAACGATCCCCTGTTCCAGAATATCCCACGTGGATTTTGGCCTGACCTATCAGGCTTGTGGGTGCAGATAACGAGTTCGTCTGTCTGGGCAAAAACGCGAGTAAGAAAGTGTTTGGTGTCCAAAATATGCCCCTAGATGAAAAACCCCGGCCTAAGCCGGGGAGCTCTTAACGAGATGTGATTCTATTACTCGTCAAACAGACTGTCGAGCTTCGCAGCCAATTCATCCGACGCTTTTACTGGGGCAACTGTGGGCTTAGCCTTGGGTTGCGCGGAAACAACAGGCGCTGGTGCTGCGGCCTCTTCCTCGTAGGCATCGTCCACGGCTGGAGCAGCGATCGTGGTCTGTGCTTTTGGTGCTTGCAGCGCAGGGGCAGCGGCGGTGGGAGCCATTTGACGAGTCGCCACTTTGACAGGGTCACTAGCCAACAAGTTATCCACACGACCAATTGCTTTCTCAGGAACATAACCCTTCTGTTTGAAGGTGATCTTGGGGAAACTGGCGGCGTCGTCGAAGCCCAACTCGGTCACAACTTCTTCTGGCCCGATGCCGTAGTTGCCGAGTTCCTTGAAGTACTCACGCAGAGCTTTCATGCCGCTTACAGGCACCGTGAGGCTGTAGACCTTTGTGGGGTCAGCAGCAGCTACAACAGCGAGGTGACGCTGGTCAGCACACATCTTGGACTTGGCACCCGATGGCAGAATCTTGGAACCCAGCACGTTGTTGGGGCAGTCAGCGCAACCTGTATGCACAGGAGCGTCGATGCTTGCATCGGCCTTGAGGCCATCGTTGGACCAGCAGTCAGGGCGGACGTTCTCTGCCGAGGCATCGAAGGCTTTGGCGTAGAACACTTTGGACACGCGTGGATTGGCACCCACGATAATGGTATCAAGCGTGACACCCACGGTGGTCTCAACGCCCTCTTCGTTCAGGCGATACCGACCAGCACGGATGCTGATGCGTGGAATGCTGATGCCATCACTGACGATGGCCGAGGCCACGCTGGACTTGGTGCCTGCTTGTTGGCGGGCTGCGATACGCGCTGCGATGTGCGCTGGGACGTTTGCGATCATGTTACTCATTTGTTTACTCCTGATTAAGATGCTTGAGTTTCGTTGGCGTACCATACGCCGTCTTCTTTGGTGTACACAGTGTCAACTTCGCTACCCGAATAGCTGAACAAGCGAACGGTGTCTGGGAACTTACTCTGCACGAAATGAATCGCTTTTTGCATGTCTACACAAGCGCCATCTGGTAGGTACAGGTGGCATGTATCCACATCAAAGTTATACGTTAGCCGCAGTAACAGGCACCCAATATCTGGTTTACTCATTTGTTTACTCCTTGGATTGCGCTTTGCGCATATTGAACACTTTTGCCGATGAGAAATTTACCCCGGGTGGGGGTGCACCGTGAGCCTCGATGTAACTCTTGACTCCCGTCTTTGACGCACGGGACTCGACCATGTCCCAAGCATCGTGCTCTTTGCAAAAGCTGAAGAACTCTTCACGAGAACCAACTGTCGCGGTGTGGTGAGTAGACCAGTAGGCCGTACCGTGTGGAGTCTTGACTGTCTCCAGTCCGTCCTCTTGCGCTTTAGCTGTCATCCAGTTTTCCAGCGCTATCAGTTTTTCAGTAAGTACAGCCTTGGCTGTTTTGTGTTCGCGTTCAAGACTCTCGATTTGATTGCGAACCTGCAGATACTTTTCTGCAGCAATGTCGTAGTTCATTCAGTTACCTCGTTTCCTATTCGTCACTGTTGATGCCTTGCACCAGTGTTAAAAATTCCGCAAGTGTGTTTTTCTTTGTGCGGAGCCTGCGGTACAGCTCTGCCTCAAAGCCGGTGGCCCAGATGTGCCACACAGTCGTTTTGCCAGTTGTTGTCAACCGACGAATCCTCGCATTGGCTTGCTCGTACTGCTCAAGTGAATAAATAGGTGCAAACCAAATGATGTCCTTAGATCGTGTCAGCGTCAAACCGTGCGCAGCAACCTTGGGGTGTGCCAACAAAATCTGTGGCCTGTCCGTGTGCTGGAAGTCGTTAAATATCTGGTCACGATCCTTTTTGCTAGTATCACCATTGACCATCGCAACATCGAAACCATCTGCGGTCAGCTTGTCTCGAAGCCAAACTTGCACACCCTTGAGTGGCACGAAGATGATCGCTTTGTCGCCGATCTCTGTGAGTAATTCCGTAAGGGTATTATACCGCTCCGAGGCGTCGATGGCAATCGTAGTGCCGTCTCCGTACACCACACCGCAGCTAATTTGCAACAGTTTGCTCAACATCACAGCGGTGTTCGCTGCAGTCACTTCACCCGCTGAGAAAATCGTCACGGCCTTGTCCTTCATGTCCTTGAAGGCTTTCTCTTGCTGCTTGGTCAGCTCAGTCTTGCGGCCAACAAAGTTAGTCTGTGGCAAGTCCTTGCACTCGTCCAGCGAGAACCGGATTGACGGCTGCAGAACCTTGCGGCATGTCTCCAACGCGTCATGGCGCGGCGTCCACTTGAACGTCGTCACCTTCTGCATCACCAAGTCTTTGAACGAGGTGAAGCTCTTCGGGCACTGCGGTGAATCAACAAGTCGTGCCAGCGTCCATGCGTCAGCGGGTGTTTGTGAGATGGGCGTACCCGTCAGCATCCACAGCCATGGCTGATTTTTGGTCATCCACTTGGAGAACATCTTGTACCGTTGCGAGCTCGGTGACTTCAGTGCTGTCGCCTCGTCATAGATCACCACGTCGAAGCCAGTCAGCTCAGCTTGCATGTTGGTGAATCCGTCATGGTTGATGATGACGTACTGCACCCCGGGTGTAGCCAACAGGTCGATGCGCTTTTGCTTTGTCCCCGTGCACACAACAAACGAGCGATGTGGCAGGTGGTGCTTGAGTTCACGGCCCCACACGACTTTCACCGTGGACAGCGGAGCAATGATGAGCACCTTGCGTGCAATGCCTTCGTCCAGCAAGAAGTCAGCGGCCCACAGCGAACTGATGGACTTGCCAGTACCCGGCGCGTTAAGGCACAGGGCACGCTTGTGCATAGTCAAGAACGCTGCAGTGTCTTTCTGGTGGTCCATGGCCGTGAAGCGTCCGGGCCAGTTGTAGTACTGCAAGATCGGAGCAGGCACGCTGAAGCCGAGGTTCTTCAACACCATCGACTCGTCAACACCGTAGGGCATGGCCAGCATGTCTTCGCCGTTGTGTTGCAACAGCTTGGCATGGGGGATGGCTCGCGCTACAGCTGCGTTCTCGTTGCTGTTGATGATGATCTTGCGCTTGTCAGGGATTACGAGCATAGAGCTGCCCACCCCTTAAATTCAATATGCCACGAGTCCACTGAGGTCTCGCGCACAATCCACACTTGGCCACCACACTGACCTATGTCCGCGATCTCGCGCTCTTGATTCGCTGTAGTAGTGCCCTTGCCGAACTTTGTTTCCACAGCAAAGAAGTGACCATTGACGTGGCCCACAAAGTCAGGAATACCAGCGCGACCAAAGCCATTGGCAGGAGGCATAAACCACCAGCAATTTGGTGTGCTCTTGAGTATGGCTTTGACCACCTTCTTGACATCTTCTTCTTTCTTCATGGCTCGCCTTACTTTAGAGCGTTAGCAATTTTGTCTAACTTCCCCAATTTCTCAAGCTCAGCTAATTGCTGCATGGCCGTAGCTGCGCGTTCAAGTAGCTGCACGTACTTTTCGAGATTGGCGAAGTTAGCAGTCTTTTCTACTTTCGATAGACCAGACGCTAAGTCATCAGCAGCTTTGCGTACATCTCCAGACGTACGCTTGGCAGTAGTAGCCAACGCTTTGGCTGTCTCTTCGTACTTCGTCAGTGAGTTATCGAGTATTGTTTCAGCATCGTTGATAACTTTGCTCGCGTTAATCATGTCTTGGCTCATGTGTTTCATCCTTCTAGTAACGTGTTGAGAATCTGATGCAGCTATATCGTTTGCCACAATGGTTAGTACGGCACGGGAGTCAAATAGCGGAACTCCGCGCTCATACTTGACTGGCTCCAGTATTGGTTTTGCGAAGTCAGTTCTAGCTGTGTTGTTTATGTCGTTCTTCATCGTTTACCTTTCAGTCTCGCGTCAGGGCAGAACCCCTTCGCTGGGCACCATGGGCACAGGCCCGATGGCTTTGTCTTGAACACGCCGAGGTCAATGACTTCTTGCACCATGTCAAAGCGTGGCTCCAGTGCCCGCCACAGCGAGTCAAGGAACCTGCGCTCATACGTAGCATTTGTCACCTCGTCGAACTTGAGCCAGATGAACGAGGTCTTCACCTTCGTCACCTGTGGGTAGTGCCACATCACCATGGCTGCAAACAGCTGCAGCTGTGTGGGGTTCTCCTTGACCTTGCCAGTCTTGTAGTCGAGGCAGTAAGCCGTATCTCCGTCAACAACCAGCACGTCAGCGATGGAGCGAATCCACACGTCTTTGGCGAACCAGTCCACGGGCTGCAGCTGGCGATTGACCGACATCTGGTGCTCGAACAACTTCTCACCGGGACGTGATGTGATCTTCTCAACGAGTGCACCCCAACGCTCCAGTGACTGCTTGCCTTCCAGTGTCAGCGTGCTCTCGTCGAGTGACCCGTTACCCTTGGCTTCCAGCACCTTGTGCACCCTGTCGCCGTACTCTGATGCCTCGTTCATCGTGCTCTGTACACGCTTGGACACATACAGGTAGTCAAACTGCGCAGGGCACTGCTCGAACGCAGACAGTCGGCTGAACGACAAGGGCATCGGGTGGGTCATGTTTCTTCCAAGGTGACGGTGGCAAGTTGCACAGTGAGTTGCTCGATGAGGTCTTGGAGAATCCGGCGTCGGCACGGCGATGGCTGCGCAAACTCTTCTGGCATGGTAATCTTCATTGAGATCGGCCCATCGACACACTTAATGCCAAACCACACCTGCGACTCGTACATGTACGCGTCTTGGTGCCATTCAGCGCGTGCCCAATTCGGCAAGCGGTCAGCGGTTGAGTAAGCTATCGCCATTACTTTGCGTCTCCATACGACGGGCCAACACCAGTCTCACACGATACGGGAATACTGCGGCACCACTTGGGTGTCATCGCAAGGCACTCTTCCATATACGCACGAGCTTCATCAAGTTCATCATCCCGCACCACGCAGACCGCCTCGTCATGGACAGAGAGCTTCACTGGATAGCGCTGGTTGATACGTGCAGTTTGCCACATAACGATCTGCATTGCAGCATGTTGCGATAAATTTTCTACAACTTTCGCACCGTGCAAGTGAATACGCTGGCGACCCATGGTGTACGTCCAGTCCTTGCCGTCCCACTTCAGGTCGTTGTACATCACCCCGGGCTCACCCGGGCGACCAAAGCCGTCCCACTGCGTCACGAACCAGCCGTTGACGTCCACGTTAAGCAAGCTGCAGCCATTGGCTACGTCAGGCAGAACCACGTCGTTGCAACGCTTCCACAACTCCACCACTTTGTGGTGCACAGACCTGTACAGGTCTACGATGGCGTACGCACGGTCGAGCGTGATGAGCTCCACACCGGGGTCAGTGCGCTTGGCCAGTCGCACCATCTCTTGGAATCGCGCAGCACCAGCGCCGTACTGCAGACCCAGCATGGCGGTCTTACCCAAGAACCGCTCGGCCTTGTCGGCCTTGGTGATGGTGCGTCCAAACAGCTTCGACGCGAAGTCGCAGTACAAGTCCACGCCGTTCTTGAGCTTCTCTGTGACATCATCTTGGCCAGCTAATGCCATGACTGTGCGCAGCTCGATGTTCGACGAGTCACCCACCAGCACCGTGTGCCCGGGAGGGGCACGCAAGGCGTCACGCAGGCCCGCAGAGGGGCCACGCGCAGGGATGTTCTGCCAGTTGATGCTGTTGCCGCCTGAGTAGCGTCCAGTGGTCTTAGCGCCCCAGAAGTTGAGGTACACAGGCAGTGGCCCACGCCGTGCAGTCTCCAGAAACTTCAGCGCACGTGTCTCAGCGATAGTCGTTTTGACTCCAAGGCGAGCCGCAACCAGCGCCTGTACGTCCGCATCGTCGGACTCCAGCAGGTCGGTAAAGTCTTTGTCGGATTTGGCGAAGGCATAGGTTTCTTTTTCTGGGTTGGCTTTGCTCTGCTTCTTCGGCGGGGTCACACCCAGTGCTAGCAGAGCTTCTGCGAATTTGTCGTTCGACATGATGATGTCGCGGTTGGTCTCGGCCTTGGCCAGCAGGTCTGCCTTGCGTGTGATCTCGTCGTCGTACAGCTGCTGCATCTTGGCTTGGTCGCCGATCAGCATGGGCTCTGTGAACATGCGCACAGTCATGTCAATCAACTTCATCGCCAGCGGCGGTGTGAACGGGTCGAACTTCTTGCCCAGCTCTTTGCACAGCCACGCGTCGTGTTTGCAATACTCAGCGTACTCCGCTAATTCCATGGGATTAAAGTCCACACGGCGTTTGCCCATGGCCTTGACGACTTCGGTGCCCTTGTCCGGCAGGTTGTACTGCTTGACGAGGTTGGCCAGAGAGTGTGAGGTCAGGAACGGCAGCAACATGCGGCCTTGGCCGAGGGTATCCATCCACAGCTTGGGCTTGATGCCGCAGCGTTGCGTCAGGATATACCCATCGAACAAAGTGTTGTGGCAGCGCACAGCGCTGTTGGCCCAATCGTAGTTGCCGTGCAGCCAGCCAATGGTCTCCAGCTCAGTGCTAGAGAACCACACAGCATCCTCGTCGTTCTTTATGACAGACACCCCGATGATCTCAAAGCGGTCGTCGTTGATGTACGCATCCGTCTGCATCTTGGACAGGGAAAAGTCCTTGTCGTAGTAGGTCTCTAGGTCAACGGTAAGGATGTCCATCACTTGCCCTCGTCAAGTACGAGTTTGCTCACGACCTGCGCGGTGAAGTGCTGCTGCAACTCTTCGAGGTCTTTGGCGATCATGCGCTCGCTGCCTACGGCTATCACGTACCCGTTGGATACACGGTCAACTTCCAAACGTATGCGTGGGCTCAGCCTGAAGCTGTCACCCGTTGTCAGCGTGCCGCTAGATTGCAGTGCTTGGTTGTACGCGTGCTGTTGCGCGGAGATGATTTGCCCGGTGTTGCCAATGCCTATGGCACCGGTAATCATCCCTTGCGCTGCGTTCATCGCTGGGTGTATTTGGCCGTTAGACATCCTTGGTCTCCAGCTCGATAAGCAACTCAATGTAGTGCTTAGCTTTTTCCAAATCCTTGATGCCATTCTTTGCTTTCCAGCGTGATACGTACTTGATGACGTTGCCCTCGAAGTAGCCAATGTTGTTGGCATGGATGTACTCCACAGGTTGAATGGCCAAGTTTTTGTAGTGGTTGCCAGCAACTTGTATGTCGAGTGCGCTCGTGCCGTTCGCACCTTTGCTCAACATGCTCTGCATAACTTCCTCTTCTTCGTTTGTCCAAGTTGTTAGGTCGGGGAATAGTTCGAGTTGTTTCATGATCTCTCCAATGCTGCAATGCCTAACTGGCGGACAATCACGTCTTGCACAGTCTCGTCGTCTTTGACAATAAAAATCGGTGCTCGGCGCGGCCCACCTTGGCGGACTACGTACTCGTCTTCTGGACGGTGCGTGTCCATACGCACCAGCGTGCCGTTGCCCACGCTAAGTATCGTGAACTTTAGCTGCTCGCATCCATAGAAGATGTCGTCTGTGCGACCAGAGCTTGTCATCGGATGCAGTGATTCCACTGATTCCCCTCTGTACTTCAGCTCAACTTTTTTCCGCTCTTGCTGGCGTAACGCCCAGTCAATGATTTGTTTCTTGATCCAGTTCATCCTATCTCCTCTATGCGTACTCTGACGCGGATTGGTTTAGCTTTGACGTTGCGGAAATGCTTGACGGTCATGGATGCTTCAAAAGCTGGTGTCCTGACCCTCCACAGCACTGGAATACCATCGTTGTCCAGCATTAGGCTTCTGCCGCCCAGCTTGACGGCCCATGCTTTGATGTCTCGTTTCATTCTTCTCTCCTAAATGTAGGCAGCGGGCACCAGTGTGTCCAACCATCAGAGTCACGCCATGAGCCAAGCACTGCAACGCCCAGCTTCTTGTCGATCATCAGCATCTTTGCACTTCTTGGCGGTGGAAACTCTTTGGCATCACGCCAGTGGTTGTTGACATCGACCACAGCAAAGTGGTCGTGTGTAAGTTTGCAGTCGGTCATTGCCATAGCGACACACCTCCTGCAAATGTTGTCTTGATGTTTGTTTGCTTACGCACAGCCACCTTCTTTGCATAGCTCCTACGGCTTCTGGCTTCTTGTGTCTGTGAACGCTTGGGCTCAGCGTCCACGCCGTCACCCATTGAGTAAATCTTGACACGGTTGCGCCCGTCTGTTTCGTTGGTGTAACCGATGACGTAGATCATCTTCTGCGCCTTCAGCTCTTGCAGTACCTTGCCCGCAAACTTAGGGGTAGATTCCGAGCGGTGCGCCAACTCAATCCTGCTGTGCGGGCCTTGCATCAACAAGCCAAATATCTGCACTGTTTGTTTTATGGTCATAAACAACTCCTCAATGTCATCAGTGTCAGCATAAATGCAATAAAAGCCACAACGATCCAGAGAAGCTGGTCGTCAGCGGGCTCAGGTTTGTCTTCGTCTTCGGTCATTTGATGATCCTCCGAAAAGCGCCACACCGGGCGCAGTGATACATACCTTGGCCCTCAACGGGCTCCCACCTGTGCTTGCATTCGGTCATTCGGTTCATGTCTTCTCCACAATAGGTGTCATCTTCTTTAAGCGGAACTCTTCTTGGACAAGCGCAATGGCTTCGTCCATATCTCTCAGAGTCACCACCTCCATCTGTGCGTCATGCAGTTCCATGAACTCATTGAGCGCAGTCATCTCAACGGCCTTCAGAATAAATCTGCCAGACTCAGCGCCACGCCTACCAACAGCACGTAGAGCCAGCAGTCCTTCCTTGACCACATCGCTGTAGTCCTTACCAAAGCCCATGCGTGCAAAGGCTTCTGTGATATTGCCCATGGCAACCAGTGTGTTGATGTCAGCGTGTGTTGCCACTCCCTTGGTCAATGAGTCCAACGCAGCATGGTTCTTGATCTTGAGGTCAACCATGAACGATGTGTGAGACCGCACGGGAGACAAGCTCTCCATCACAAATCCCACGGGATTAAGCAGCACATGCTTGGGTCTGTACTTACTGCGTTTGCGCATGTCACTTCCTGTTCAAGTAATTGACCCAGCACTTGGCGCAGTACCACTTGTCGCGGACTCGCACACCGCCAATGGCTTCGACGCGGTAGTTACATTTACCGCAAAGCTCTAACGGTCGCTCGTGGCGCAACTGCGGGGGTGGTTTCTGCTGGTTTGTCATTGAGTGGTTTCCATCCGTATTTTTTCCAAGTTGCCTCGACGTCACTGGATGACGTCCATTTGTATCGTGGATGTCCAACAGGAATCCACGGCAGTGTTACGCTCTGAACCTGCAAGCCTTTGTGTTCGATGGTCATGATAGTTTGCCTCACGTTATTTTCTTGAACATGATGGTGCCGACAACATCGCCACGATGGACGATGTCATACCAGTCACCCTCTTTGGTGGCACCAGCACGCTGCATGTCACTCAACATGACCGTCATCGAACGGCCCAGTGTCGAGATGTACACAACGCGGTTAGGCTCATCGACAGACAGCCACTCAGTGTCCTTGTCGATGTTCACGCCCAACTCCTCAAAGCCACGCACGAGTTTTGTCTCGATGCGTGTCAGTCGGTTAATCAGTTCTTTCTCGATGTAGTTGCTCATGTCAGTCCTTGTGTTAATCCCGTGGGATTAGAGTGCCACCTTAACCCGTGTACCGAACGGCTCTTGTGGATGGCTGTAGCCGATGTCGGCCCAGATCATAGGGAATGGCGGCTCCTCGCATTCCTGCAAGTTGCCCTCCATGTCAGTGAAGAAGATCATGCCGCAATAGCGCTCGTCGGTGTTGGCGAAGTGCTCGAACACAGGCTGGAAGCGTGTGCCACCGCCACCCTTGGGCTGCAGCACCAGTGGGTCATCGCGCTCGAAACGCTCGACGTGAGTCACCACGTAGTCGCAGTACACGACCTCAACGAACGATGGCTGCAAGTCGTCAACGATGGCTTGAATCTCGGCAGCGATCTGGTTGCATTCCTTGGGGCCCATGGAGCCGGAGGTGTCGAAGCCGATGGCCAAGCCACCCAGTGCGTCAGAGCGCAGTGATGGCAGGTACAGGCCGGAGCCGATGAACCTGCGTGATGGGCGTGTGTAGGTGTAGTCGGCAGCACATGACTCGGTCATCATCGAGCGGCACACATCTTGCCAGCGAACCATGGGCTCACCGACACGCTCAAGCACACGGTCGATCATGCTGGAGCCTTGGCCGCAGTCCTTGGCCATCTTGGCAGACGCAACGATGGTCGCTTCCATGTCCACACGGGTCGCGTCATCCTGAGCATCCTCAAGGTCGCCAGTGCCATCGAAGCCACCGCCCATGCCGTCATCCTCATCACCCTCGTCGCTGTCACCAGCACCGCCGCCCTTGGACTTCTGCTGCTCTTGCTGCTGCTCTTTGATCTTGTTGTACACGTACTCGGAGCTGTGCTCTTCACGAACCCAGCCGAGGTGCACGCCACCTTTGGGAAGTTGCCAGCCACGGGACTTGATGTATGCGTTGATGAGTGCATCGTTGGCGTAGTTCCAGATGCGTGGGTCGCGGCCCTCACGACGCCACATGTGCATCATCACGATGTGGCAGGACTCGTGCAGCACGAGGCCGAACAGCTCCTCGTCAGTGAGGGGCTCACAGAACTTGGGGTTGTACCGCACCCATGTGCCGTTGGTGCCAGCAGTGGGCACCTTGTCAGAGACCTCGCGCTTGACGCGGGTCATGACTGCAGCGATGAACGCTTCACGCAGTCCGAGCTTGCTGTATGCAAGGTCAAGTCGATCCATAAGTGTTGCCATGATTTTCTCCAGTAAACAAGTGTTGTGCTAATCCCATGGGATTAGGCTCCGTATTCTAGCGTGAACAGAGACTCGACGTACAGCTTGGCCATAGCGTAGTCACTGAACTCTCTAATCTCGTCGAAGTTGTTACGTGTCACGACCCAACCATTGGCACCATCGGTGAACAACCCGAGGGCATCGTAGAGTGGGCGCACCACAGCGAACGTCTCACGCACAGTGTAGGCATTGCCGCGTTTGTACTTGGCGTTTGCCTCTGTGTATGCAGTGTGGACAGAGCCATCGTTACTCCACGTAAGCGTTGGCCTGCCTTGTATCGGATGCTTGATCGTCGCCATCACTTCATGCTGAAAGCAGACTGGTTAGCCACGGCCCACTTGCTGAATGCAGGCGACTTGGTGATCGACTTGTCACGCTTGTGTGCCAGCTTGATCGTCAGGGTCTGCACCTCACCGGGCATCTTCTCCAAGAACTTCCATGCCTTGTCGAAGTTGGTCGCGTCAAGGCGTGTGGCCAAGCCCATGGCAACGCAGTACCGCACGTTGAGCTCTTTGGGCACAGGCACGTCCTTGCCTTGCAAGATGTCCTCGATGCGGGGCATCGACTCCCAGACACGCAGGTGTGTCTCGAAGATCATGGCAGCTTCCTCGCCAACGTCACCCTTGAGCAGCTCGACGCGATCCTGCACAGGCAACTCAAGGTCAACCACGTGCGAAGCAGCGAACCACGAACGTGGCGATGGGAATGGCTTGATGTCGCCAGTGGGCTCGAACTTGTGCAACAAGTCAGGGCGGTCTTGCAACAGAGACAGCACCTCGGGGCGTATGCCGCGTGTGATGGCGTGGCTGACGAAGTCGTCGATGGTGGTGGACACGTCGATGTCGCACATGCGGTTCTGCAGTGGAGCCGCGAGGTTGAATGTGACACCGCGATCTGTCTTGCGGTTACCCGCAGCGATGACCATCCACTCAGCAGGGATGCCGAAGTCTTCAGGTGTCAGGCACAGCTGGTACGCAGCAGCTTGCACAGCAGGTGGTGCAGATGTGATCTCGTCGAGGAACAAGATGCCAGCGCCGTCAGCAGGCAGGAAGTCAGGGCGTGCCCAGTGTGTGCGGCCTTCCTTGACGTGCGGGATACCGCGCAGGTCTGTGGGATCCATCTGTGCCAGACGCAGGTCAACGACACCGTGCCAGTTGGACACATGCTCGCCCAGCAGCTTGCTGGTCTGGAATACGATCTCGGACTTGCCGATGCCTGATGGCCCGCGCAGAAATGTGGTGCGCTTGCGGGTGTTCTCGTTGAGGTAACGCTTAACGAGGATGGGGGTGACGTGAGAAATACGCATGATAAAACTCCAGTGTGTAAGTAAACGAATGAACAAGTTACAGCAGAACCGCTGCTGTGCCGGTTGGTAATCCCATGGGATTAGTCTGTACCGCCGACCTGCATGACTTCCATGTCGGTGGGCTGTGCAGCTTGCTCTGCACGGGCAGCTTCTTCCTGTTCCTTGGCCTGAGCCAAGATGTTGTCAACGATCGGTCGCACGAAGTTGTGCGGGCCGCTACCCAATGCACCCAGCAGTGTGTTGAGTGAGTTGGCGTCCATGCTCATGTCGAGCTTGATCTTGTATTCCATGATAATGATCCTTGGGTTAATGAGTTCTGCCGAAGCAGACGGGTAGTTTACTCGGGCTCCGAGTTTAGTGCAAGCGTAGCGTAGTCCGCAACAGAGAACACCTTGAGCGATGGTCGGTCGTTGGTGACAACGTGCTTGTGCCCCTTCTTGTCGTAGTCGTACTCGATGAAGTCGGCTTGGCACAATATCTTGAACAGCGCATACGCATCGTCTGCATTGAGCACCATGGTCTGGCACTTGTACGGTATCTCTACCACGGCCATTGGTTTCTTGGGGTCTACCATGGCTTACTCCATACGCAGCACGAGCACTGCGTTGTTGGCTCGGTCAAGCGTTGTTGTTACCACGCCAGCGCCGAACTCAGATGTGGCATAGCCAGCGATGCTAGACCGCAAGGACTCCAGCGGCATGTCCGCAGTGGCCGACAAACTAATGACGTCACCGGGTTTCATAGCCAGCATGGGTGTCTTGTAGTCCACGTGCTTGAGCACCTCGGTGCGTGATGTGCGGGCCTTCTCTGGTGCTACGACCAGATCGCCGTGCTCGGTGCCATCGGACTCGATGATCTTGAACTTGCAGCCGAAATTGGCAAGGTGGCGCACGTACTTGGTGATGGTGTCTTTCTTGATGTCGGTCATGTTAGTCTTCCAGCATTGAGTTGATTGAATCCAGCAGAGCAGCGGTCTGCACGTTGACTTCCTTGCGCTTGTCGGGGTTGTCGCGCAGTTGTTGTGGGTGTGGTGTCACGTCGACGATGGTCTTGGCCAAGTCGTTGATGTTGTCGGGCAAGATGTCAGCGAACGCTTGCAGCAGGGAGATTTCCTCCATGATGTTCTCGCACACTGAGTCGCGGAAGATGGGCGGCTTGACCTCGGTGACACCAGTCTTCTTGTTGACCGACTCACGATCTGTCTTGTTGGTGACATCGTGTAGCTTCTGCACAACATCTTTGAGACGCTCCAGTGGGGCACGCATCATGTTGTCCATGGCTTCCTTGGTAGCCTGCTCGACCTCGGCACGCAGTGTGTCCATCTCTTCGTCTTGCATGGCGACGCGGAAGTCCTGCACGTCAGTGACAGGGCGGTACATCACACGGAATCGGAAGTCGTGCCGCAGGTCAGTCAGGTCAGGGTAAGCACTGGCGTCGAACAGATCGCCTTGGCGCTGCTGTGCCTGCTGCATGACGTTGCTCCAGTTGTTGAGGAACGCAGTCACGCACTGATCGAACTCCAGCTGGAATTTGCCGATGCGCTCGCTGAACTCCATGAACTTGGCAGTGGGCAGCAAGTTCTCACCACGTGTCCATGGGTAGGTGGCGTTGTCGATGTAGGCACGGGCAGCTGACTCGACAGCCATGATGGGCTGCACCAGCCCTTTAGGGTACAGGTCTTTGCGGTACTGGCCTGCACCGTAGGCGTTGTTGGCGACCTCGGCAGACACGGTGGCCTTCTCGTCTTTCTTGGTCATCTGGGGCTTGTTGACGCTGAGCGACACAAGCAGGGCATGGTTCTTGATGGACATAATGGTTCCTTGTGGTTAATCCCGTGGGATTAGTTGGTTGATGTTTTGGGCCAGCCGAGCTTGGACAGATCAGCGACCATGTTGGCAAGGGCAGGCACGGACTTAGACAGTGGTGCTTGCTCTGCGGGGAAGTACGCCTCGAACTCGGGCAAGCGAGTCATGAGCGCCTTGCGTGTGGTGCACCCCTCGATGGCACCCTCCAGTTTGCAACGTACCGCGCTGGTGGCCTCGTCCTCGTCTTTGTATGGCTTGGTCAACTCGTCAAGTGTGGCCTCGGACACGTCACCAACAACCAGCTCGCGTGAACTCCAGTGCTTGTCGTCGTATATCGCGTCACCTAAGTAGCTCGTCTTGAGCGCATCGGGCGTGGTCTTGTACACCTTGCGCACATCTGGGCTCATGGCCTTGACGATGGCAGCTTGCAAGTCTGCACGGCGCTTGACTTTGTCGGGCTTTGGCACATCGTTCATGATGGCGCGGACGATGGATTGGCGAACGTATTTGTCGATTTTCATGATGATCTCCTGTGAGTAAGTAAGTAAGTTAATCCCGTGGGATTAGATGTGGTTGCGAATAACAGAGCGCACAGCGTCTGCAAAGTCAGAGTCGTCAGCGTCGATGGTGCCGTTGGTCTCGAAGTCCTCCACACGGCTAACCAAGTCCTCGACCACGGACTTGAGGTCTGTGAAGTCGTCGTTGTCGCTGATGTCCACGTTGCACGACGGGTTGTCATCGTTCTCGATGTGGTCAAGGCGAGTGTCGATCTTGTTAAATGTCTCCTCGCTGATGTTGAGCACTTCCTCGCGGATGAGCGTGTCGCCCTCCAGTAAGTGCAGCATGGCGAACTGCAGCTTCTCAGGCTCCAGCGTCAGAGTGCCAAGGGCTTCAGCTTTCAGTCTGCTGATGACTGTGTCTGCAACGTCCGCAACGAGTTTGTCGTAGATGCTGCCGACAATTGAAAGCATGTTTGATTGATCCATGATGATCTCCAGTAAGTGAGTGAATAAACAAGTGATTGAGTAATCCCACGGGATTAGCCGTGGGCGGTGTCGTATGGCTGGGCATCTCTCGACGTTCCCCCAGTCCATAGTCATTATTGTACCAGAATACCCGGTACTTGTCAAGCGAAGGCAAGCTCCAGTTGACCCGGGTGCAGCTCTTTCTTGAGCGCCCATTCCACGCTGTGGATGAGGTCGTCGATGGCGCTGTTCTTGTCGCACTTGTACCCATCGGCGTGCACGATGGTGCTCTCGTACCCGCCACAGTACTCGCGGTAGTCGTCCATGGGTTTGCCGTCCTCGTCCAGCGGAGCAACGCTCACAGTGACCCAGCACCAGTCGTTGTCGTACCAGCCCTTGAGGAACTCGAAGTCTTTGTCCACAACTTCCATGGCCTTGACAGGGTCGTCGAAGCCCCACTCAGTCCGCGCCAAGTGCAGAGATGATAGTACGTCGTAATAAAGCCCAGAGTTACGGCACAGGCGTCTCATCAGGCGCAAGCGGGTCTCCTCCTCCAGCTCGGGCTCGTAGTCGCACAGGTGCTGTTCCAGCTGTTCCTCGTTGGTGGGGTTCCAGTCGAGGCGCTCAGTGACGCCATAGCCATCGCCCTCAGTCTGGGGTGCGCCCGTGTCATGGTCGTAGTACCAGCACACGTGGTACTTCTTGCCACTCTTGTGTGTGTATGTCTCTTGGTAGTAGATGTTGTTTCTCATTTGTTTCTCCAAATTGTTTGCGAATTACGTGGCGTGCGTCAATCCTTGACGCGAACCACTTGTGCAGTTTCCTGCAGTCGTCTTGCAACAGCCCGGGCGGGTGCCCGGTCTTGCCGCCGTTGTCGTCTAATCCCGTGGGATTAGTCATTGCAGTTCCTCCGGCACGTCCACGTCATCGCCCAGCTTGGATGCCACGTAAACGCGCATGGCGGCAATGAGTGGTGTGGGGCCGTACTGTTCAAAACCACCACCAATGTCAGCGGCCCATTCATGCTCTTCGTTCCAGCGTTGCAGCCCAATAAACTCACACTCAATGATCGGCCCACCATGTTGCCAGCTGGTTGATGGGTCGTACTCGGCTCTGTAGTACACATCAGGGCACGGATTTAGACGCACCATGGGAGTGCCATCTGTCCAATACTCCATGTCGAGCACTACGGAAGGCACCATCTTCCCAAAAAATTCTTTGGGTTCAAGCAACCCTTCGGCCTTCGCCACCGCCCAGTCAAGGGCGATTCCGCTCAG